TTTTAAAAACCGTGTATTAATTGGTTTAACTATATCTGATGTAGATTTAGGAACTGGTACATCTACTACTGGAGGAGCCGCTGCTATTGTTAGTGAAGCTCTTAGACAGAATATCGAGATGTACCAATCAGAATTAGAGAACTTCATTACTGATTATATTATTACACCTCTATTGCTAGAGAAAGAAAGTAATAAAGATAAACAGTATTTAGAAGATGAAGAGAAAGTTTTATTTCAATTCAATAAGACTAATACTGAAGTTAAGATTAAACTTGAAAGCCATTATATTAATGAAGCTAATGCAGGATTAATTACTAAGGATGAGTACAGAATAGCTACTGGACGTAGACCATTAACTACTGATGAGAAAGATGAATTCTTAAAACTAAATGGTAAACTCCCTGATGGTAGTAATATTCCAGACGGATTACATCAAGATCAGAAAGATGCCAATGCTGCAGCTTTAAAAGCTAAAGCTGCTACTAGTACATCTTCAAGCACTCCTGCTAAAAAGAAAACAACTACTAGTAAACCTAAATCATCTTCTAATCCTACTAGTAATAATACTAATCCAACTAATCAGCATACGAAAAGCCCTATTAATGACGAATTAAATATTGACAGTTATGTTAATAATATTTATGATGGAAGAGTAGAAGCAGCAAATACCTTGCTTATTAAACGCTTACATGATACAGTATCTGAATCTGTTGACATAACTATAGAAGATTGCCAAAGATTTATTAGACCGTTGACAAATACGTTACAAACTTATATAATCGGCAAAGTACCTAAAGACAGTGTAGTAAGAGCTGTAGAAACTTTACTATGCAAAAATATATTAGAATACATTGAGTCAGACAAATAACTAACTAATGTGAAGGAAACAAATGAAAGACAATTTTCTATATTCTTGCAGTTCTAATATTGATAATCAGATACTAGATAGCTTAGCTTCTAAAGACGATATCGTTTCTGTCAGTCTAAGTATAAAGGCTTCTCATGCTGGTAAAGTAAATGGCAACTATGTCTTTTACACACCTCGTGGTATGAAGAGCGGTGTAAGAACCTTAACATACCCTTTCAAAAAACATCTACAGAATCTTCATAGAGGAGACGCTGTAGGTGAGATTAATGATGCTTTTTATTCAGACTTCACTAACCAATACTCTGAAAAGGTTCAGAAGATAGCAATGGACATTGAGATGGCTACAACGCCTCAAGCTCTTGTTTCTGCTGTTAAAGAATTAATTAAACAATCAGAATATAAAGATTCTGGTTTTAAAGGTTTAGGGGTATTACAAGTCTCTGCTGAATTATACGATGCAGCTTTAATACAAGACTTATCCAGTGGAACAAATAAAGGTAAAGTATCAATAGGTGGTAATTCTAAGAGAGTGTACTGTTCTGTATGTTCTTCTTTATTTACAAGAGACCATGAACACCAAAGAGGTCGTACATATAACGGTGAAACTTGTTTTGCTGTTTACGATACTATGGAATTGGATCATATTGGTTTTGTACCAGATCCAGCTGATACAGCTACTGAAACAGTAATTATTTCTGATTCGTTAGAAGAAACTTATAGTTCTGTAACAATAAATGACTTTAAAATACAAGATAATATCAAAGGACAAATAATGAATATTGAACAACTAAAACAGTTTGCATCTGATGTAGACAATTTAGTCAATATCGCAGGTTTATCAGATTTACAAAAAGGTTTCTTAAAAGAAGCTTTCACATCTGGTAAGAAACATGCTCGAAGCAGTGGGTATCTACTTTCAGAAGATAAATTACTTCCTGTGACAACAAAAGAAACAACTGCACTTACATTCAAAGCAATTGAGCAATTAACTGATTCAACTGAGAAACAAGTATTACTTGACTTAGTAGCTCCACATGTTGCAAAATTCTTTAATGGCGAATCAGTAGAAGACTTCTTAGTAGAATTTGCTAAAGATGAAGTTCAGAAAGCTATGACTGACGAAGCAGCAGCTATCGTCGCTCAAGAACAAGAAACTGTTGATGCAGAAACCAAAGCAAAAGAAGAAGCTGTTCAAGAAGCTCAAGCTAGTCAATTTGATTTATCAAGTGAAAGCATTGAACGTCTTGTTGCTCAAGTAGTTGAAAAAACTATTTCAGCATTACAACCAGCTGCTGCTGAACCAGCTAAGATCCAAGACTCAGTAGAGTACTCTATTCTATTAGCAAACAACACACAACTTGTTAGTGATATTGAAGCACTAGATGCTACAAATACAGAGTTGACAAAACGTTGCAAAGACGCTATAATCAGTCAAATCTTAACACTTAAAGGTGTTAAAAAAGATTCTGAATATGCTGCACGTTTAGCTAGTCGTGATTTAGACTCGTTAACTACTACTTTACAAGATCTTGAATTTGAGTTATCATACCAATCTAGTGAAGTTGTACAAGCTAAAGAAGAAACACAAGACGAAGAAGTCGAAGCTTCTGCTGATAAAGAAGAAGTTAACCAACAAGTTCAAGACTCTGTACAAGAAGTAGTAGAAGAAACCGCTGCCAAGGAATTGGATAAAACAGAATTAAAGGATTCTTTAACTAATCTTAATGTCGCTGATACCGCTGAAGTAAAAGACAGCGTAAGCGATCTTGAATTGATTCAAAAAGAAGGTTTAGCTTCTTATTTACGTAAACGCAAAATTAATAAATAATTTATAGGACATATATAAAATATGGCTACTAATATCCAATATAAATCTACTGATTACATGATTTCAGGCTGGGTTACTCCAGAAGTTAAGGTTTCTGAAGGTTTCGACTCAGTTGGTCGTCATCACCCAGCACCTTTTTTACCACTGGTTCGTTTAAACCAGGAACAAAACATTAATGTAGTTATCTCTCGTGGTACTCCTGTTGCATTCTGTGAAGGTTGGTTAGTTCCAGCTGGTTACCGTTTTGAAATCGAAGCTGTTAAAGCTGATGCAGGCGCTGCTACTATTAAATATACAGCTGATGACGTTCGTGCAGGTGTTAAAAACTTTGCAGGAGTTGCAGTAACAGCTGGTGAAGCTGTAGTTGCTTCTATTATCGCTGCTGGTAAAGATGTTTCTTTCTTTGTTGGTATCGCTAACTACGATATGTTTGAATACCAAGGTGGTGAAGGTTGGAATCCAACTAAATTCAAAACATATAACTTTAACCCACAACATGCTGTATCTTACAAAATGGACTACCATTTTGAATATCCAGTTGTAGCTACAACTGCTCAATACGATTCTGCACCTCTTGCTGGTGTTGCTGCGTTCTTAGGTACTGACCTTAAAGCTGGTCAATTCGTTACTTACGATAAAGCTTCTCGTTTCGTAGTTGCTAATAGTGATTTTACTCATGGTACTGTTGCTAAAGAAGCTATTGTAGGTCAAATTTCACAAGTATTTGTTTACCGTGATCCTACAACTCTAGAAGTTACTAAGACAGTTAACAAACTTGATGAAGTTGTTACTCCAGAAAACATTACTGGTAATCGTTTAAATGATTTACCTAACGTTCGTAACGGTGGTATGACTCAAAAGATTGCATATGCAAACGGTTACGGTATTGTACGTTTCGGCTTACAAACACGTTAATACAGTACATTAAAATAAATAAAGGACTTAATATAAATGAATAACTTATTTAAATCACTATCTGCAGAAAAGAAAGCGGAAGTAATCGCTATTGCTGATAACATCCAAGCAGCATTCAAAACTGGTGGTTTTGACTTATCTGGTGAGCGTATTAGCATTCGTGATGCTCTTGCTACACCTGACTCACATTTAGCTATTCAAAAAGTAGTTACTGAATTAGTTCAAGATTCAGTAGAGCCAAACTTAATTGGTCACTTACTTTTAGAGCAAATGTTTACTACTGATCGTGGTCAACAACAAGTTACTATTCGTACTCTTGGAGCTTTAGGTGGATATGATTTCACTATCTCGGAAGAAGGCGAATATCCAGAAATCGGTCTAGGCCGTGGTCAACAAAACGTAATCCATGCTAACTACGGTAAGTATGGTGCTAAGCTAAAAATCTCTGAAGAGATGTTAGCTGGTTCTCAGTGGAACTTAATTGACCACTGGATTCGTAAAACTGTTTCTGCTCTTGCACGTTTCAAAGAAGAAAAAATCTTTGCTATGTTAGATGAGTTTGGTGAAACTGTATTTGACAACGCTAACCCATCTGCTGCTATCATTGGTCGTACTTTAGGTCGTGACATCCACGGTCAAGGTAACGGTTCTATGACTACTGGTGACTTAATCGATATGTACAGCCATTTGCTTAAGCAAGGTTATGTACCTAACGTTATCTTGGTTCACCCATTGCACTGGGCTATGTTTGCTAAAGATCCAATTATCCGTGAAGCTGGTTTAGCTCGTGGCGACATCTCTCAATGGTTGGCTTCTCAGGTTTCTCCTGTTAATCCATACAAATACATTTCTGGATGGCAAGCTGCTAGTCGTGCTGCTAATGGTGATGCTCAACGCTTAACTGCTGAAGAGTCTAACCAATTGCTTCAAACTACACCAACATTACCGTCTTACAGCCCATTGTCTGGCTTGACTGTTATTCCTTCTCCATATGTTCCATATGATGAAGATACTAACACTGCTTCAATCATCATGATTGATACACGTAACACTGGTGTGTTGATTACTAACGAACAACTGACTATTGACGGTTGGGATGAAAAAGCGAATGACTTGAAAGTAATCAAGCTTCGTGAAAAGTATGCTCTTGCTCTTTATGATCAAGGTCGTGCGGTTGCTATTGCTCGTAACATCTCTCTTGAGCCTAACGAAATCTTCAACAACCCACAAATCACTATTGAAAATTTACCTGTTATTTCTCGTAAGTAATAGCTAAATAGAGATATCACTAAAGGGGCTTAATAGCCCCTTTTTTGTTTTTTAGGATATGTAAAAATGAAATTTAAATTAACATTAAAATACTCTTCTTTCTTCTTCACTAGCAAAGTTTCTCTAGTTAAAAATATTACTCAAGAAGTTGATGTAACTGGTTTGCCAGAGAAAGATAAAGCAATTATTAATGCTTATATTAGAAGTGGTGCTATCATTTCTGATAGTGGTGAACTTCCTGTAGAAGTAGAAGTAACAGAAGTTGTTGAACAGCCTGTTGTTGAAGAAAAGAAAGTAGAAGAAGTTGTAGTTGAAGCAACTGTTGAGGAAGTATTAGATATTAAAGATATCTTAGCTGAACCAGAAGTTACAGTTG